GCCTCGTGGGGACAAGGCCGCACCGCCGCAGGTGTCTCGTGCAGAGCGCCTGTATCCGAACGACAAGCCCAAGTCCTCAACTCAAGGAGCATAGAACATGGCTACTCTCGGCCAGTCCTACCTCAACGTCATCGACATGCTGCGCCAGCAGAACGATCCCAACGCGGACGTTATCGAGATGTTGAACCGCCTCTCGCCGGTCACGCGCAATGCGTTCACCGTCGAGTGCAACCGTGGCACCCAGCACTATCACTCGATGCGCACTGGTCTTCCCAGCGTCGCATGGGGCCGCCTCTATCAGGGTATCGCGCAGTCGAAGTCCGGCCGCGCATCCGTGGTCGACACCACCGGCTTCGTCGAGGGCCTCTCCTCGGTCGATACCCGCCTGCTCGACATCTCCAAGAACCCGGCCGCGCTGCGCATGCAGGAAGGCACGGCGTTCATGGAGGCGCTGCAGCAGGAGGCCGAGACCGGCGTCTTCTACCACGACATCGTCACCACGCCCGAGAAGTTCAAAGGGCTCGCAGCCCGCTACAACTCGCTGTCGGGCGGCGCGATCTCGAAGCAGGTCATCAGCGCTGGTGGCGCGGGCTCGGACAACACCTCGATCTGGTTCGTGACGTGGGGCGAGAACGCGACGCACCTCATTCACCCCGAAGGCACTGCGGTCGGCATCGACCGGCAGGACAAGGGCGAGCAGCGCGTGCTCGACGGCAACAACCTGCCGTACTACGTCAAGGAAGAGCTGTTCCGCTGGCACCTCGGCGTGGCCGTGCGCGACTGGCGCTTCAACGCCCGCATCTGCAACATCGACGTCTCCGACACTCAGGCGGGCACGGTCGACCTGTACAAGTTCATGCGCAAGGCGCTGTACCAGCTGCAGGGCGTCTACTCGACGGCGATGCGCAACGGCGATGGCTCGATCAACGCCGACAGCAGCCTCGAAGGTCGCACGGTCATCTACATGAACCGCACGATGATCGAGGCGCTCGATGCGCTCGGCACCAACAGCTCCAACGGCGCGTTGCTCCTCAAGAGCGACGAGCTGGAGGGCCGCACGGTGCAGACCTATCGCGGCATCCCGATCGAGGTCACCGACGCCATCCTCAACACCGAGAGCGTCGTCTCATAAGCCTGACGAACGAAGAAAGGATCACGAGCAATGATTATCTCCAATCAGGACATTCTTTCGGACGGTCAGGCAGTCACCGCCACGGCTGCTTCGACCAACGTCCTTGACGTCGGTGCGGCGGGCACGCCGTTCGGCGCTCCGCAGGCGCTTGGCCGCGATCTCGGCAATCTGCCGGAAAAGATCGGGCTCGACGTGCGGGTCACTCAGGCGTTCAACAACCTGACCTCGCTCGACGTCGCGCTGCAGATCAGTGACGACAACGCGACCTTCACCACGGTGGCGACGCGCAACTACCTGCTCGCTGCCCTGACGGTCGGCCCGCTCGATTTCCCGGCCGCGCTCATCAAGGGCACCAAGGGCCGGTACATTCGGCTCAACTACACCGTCAACGGCACCGCCCCGACGACCGGCAAAATCTTCGCCGCCGTCGTGCCGGGTCGCCACGAACAGTAAGAAGGGAGCATGAGCAATGGCTGACAAGAACGACGAACTGCTGGCACGCCTCGAAGCTGCTGAGCTTCGTGCAGAGGCGGCCGAAAGCGCCCTCAAGGATGCACTGGCCGCCAAGGGCATTGTCCCGGCACCGGCCAAGCGCACCTTCGCCAAGACCAAGGAAGGGTCGCACGTCGCCACGATGCGCGGCTACGTCAAGGGCGTGATGATCGAAGAGGGAAGCCCGGTCCCGGCCGGTATTCCGGTTTCTACCGAATGGATGGCCCCAGCGAAAGCGAAGGCCGACGACGAGGCCGAGGCGGAAGCCGAAGCCGAGTAACGAGACGCCTAAGCTCCAGAGGGTTTCCTCTTCCCCTCTGGAGCGAAGGCCGATGGGTAGGGCGGGGCTTTGCTTGGGAGCTGTCCCCCTTCGCGTGCAACCAGACTGGCGTCGCCCTACCCATCTTCCCTTCGAGGCGATTCAAGCCTCAACTACCCACCCATAGCACTGAGCCCATGTCGATCACGGCGCTGCGTAGCGCGGTCCTGACCGCTGGCGGGCAACCGACCCAGTACACGCACGTCGGCCTTCTCCGTGAACTGATTACGGCATGGGGCGGCACGCCGACCCAGTGGACGATCAACGGGCTGCTCAAGGAAGCGATCGTCACGGCTGGCGGAACGGCCACCTACAACACCCAGCTCGAACTGCTGCGGCAGCTCATCACGCAGCTTGGCGGCACGCCGATCGACTACATCAAGGATGACCTCTGGAGCCAGCTGTCGCTGCTCGCGACGCTGTCGCCGCCCGGCGCTCCGCATATCTCGGTCGCGCCGACGATCTCCGCGCCCAACGGCTTCATCGTCGGCCAGCAGATCACGATCAACAACGGAACGTGGACCAACAGCCCGACGTCGTTCCATTACCAGCTCTACGCCGATGGCGTCCCGATCGGCACCGACAGCAGCACCTACACACTGACCTCGGCCGAGCAGGGCAAGCGGCTCAGCGCGCGCGTGCGGGCCGTCAACGTCTCCGGCTCGGGCTATGCGACGACCAGCCTCTACGGCCCGGTCACGGTGCTGCCGGTGGTCGGCTTCTCGCTCGCCTCGATCTCGCAGAACGAGGGTAATACCGGCGAGACCGACTACGTTTACACGCTCTCCCGCACAGGCGATCTCAGCTTCACCTCGACCGTCAACTTCGCGGTCACCGGCTCGGGCGTCAACCCGGCTGCGGCGACCGATTTCGTCGGCGGTGCATTCCCGTCAGGGACGATCACCCTCAACCCCGGCGACACCAGCGCGACGCTGACGATCCCGGTGGCTGGCGACGCTGCGGTCGAAAGCGACGAGAGCTTCACGGTCACCCTGTCGACTGCGGTCAACTGCTCGCTCGGCGCGTCGACGGCGGTCGGCACGATCATCAACGACGACAGCGTGGGCGGCGGCAGCGGCGGCCTTACGCTGGCCGCGCCAGTCCTCACCAAGACCAGCTCCAGCGGCACCAATCCGCCGACGTGGGACACGCAGGCGACCAACCTGCAGCAGGACGACACGATCGAGCTTTACTACACCGAAGACGGCTCGACGCCGGTCGCCAATGGCTCGCCGCAGGGCTCGATCACCTACGACGCGCGGATGGAAGAGATCAGCTGGGGCGCGGCATGGCCCAATCCGTTCCCCGGCAGCATCACCCTCAAGTGGCTGGAGCGCTACGGCCGCATCGACCCCGGCTCGGGCCTGATGGCGTGGTCGCCAGTCTCGAACGTGCTGAGCGACGTGATGCCAGCATCGGGCGGCGTCGCGACGCCAATCTCGGTCCAGCCAGCCCATGACGCCACCAACGCCACCACGCACACCTTCGCCAATATCACGACCGGCGCGGGACGGGTCGTGGTCGCGGTCAGTGCCTTCTTCGTCGCTGGCGTCGTCCTGCGCCCGCATGGCGCACCAGACAGTTCGACCGACATTCCGCTGACGCTGATCGCCAATGCCAGCGGAACGCGCGACGACGCGCTGCTCTACTGGACGCCGTCTCCGATTGCGGCCGGGGCCTACGACTGGATCGTGTCGCACACCTCGGCGCAGAACGACTGCGCCGTGTTCGGCTGGACGGTCACTGGGGTCACGACCGCTGGTGCCGTCTTCGGCATTGGGGCTGGAACAAGTTCGACGGACTACGCCGGGACGGTTCCGGCGCTGGCGGCCGGGGCAATCTACCTCGCCGTCGCCCACGCTTTTGCCAATACAGCCATGAGCTGGAGCGGCGCTGCGACGCCGACCAAGGATACGGAGCTTCAGGCGGGCAGCACCATCAGCTGCGCCCACGGTAATACGGCCGGGGCGCTCCACTGCGTGCCCAACCCCGGCGCTTTCGGCGGCTACACCGGAGTGGTCCTCAACCCATGAGAAAACTCACGATGAAGAAACTGCTCGTCCTTTTCATGATGCTGGTCGGCTGGTCGAGCATGGCCAACGCCGGGCCGTGGACGGTCGGGCCGCAGACCATCGCCTATCCCAATTCTACCTCTCACCCGCTCGGCGACGGCAGCAACCAGCAGGGCGGCATCCCGCCCGCTTATTCGTACATGGCCCCGGACGTCCCCAGCAACTTCACCGAGAGCACTTGGATACACTCCGGCAACTACGCCGATAAGCTGTTCACCGCCTCGCAGTCGGGCACGACGCTGACCGTCTCGGCCTTCACCAGCGGACCACCGCTGGCCAACGGCGACCTCGTGAGCGGATCGGGCGTAGCGACCGAAGCGATCATCAACCAGATCAGCGGAACCACGGGCGGCGCTGGCACATACCTGATGAATGCATCTCAGACGATTGCGTCGACTGCGATGCACGTTTCCGGTAATTTCCATAGCGCTGCAGCAGGAGCTGACGAGGCCAAGGCGCGCTTCGACTGCGAGTTCGGGTTCACCGCCAAGGACGACCCGATCGTCAATCCCGGCGTTCCCGGCGCGGCCAGCCACCAGCACCACTTTGTCGGCAACCGGCTCGACCTCCAGAGCCTGCATGCGGGCAACGCGACCTATGCCAGCCTGCGCGGATCGGGTTATGCCGGGTGCTTCGGCGGCCCGCTCAACCGCACGCTTTATTGGGAGCCCGCCGTCTTCAAGACGCTCGCCAATGGCGCGACCGTCGAGCAGAAGTTCCACACCTTCGTCAGCTACTATGTCGGCGGCCTCATGGCCGACACGTCGGGCGACATCTACGATGTGCGCTCGAACGTCGTGTGGGCGCGCGGGTGGGACACGATCAGCGGCTTCAACATGGCCGATCCGACCAACAGCCGGTACACCAACGCGATTGCTGCAGCGAACGCGGCCACGCACGCCGGGAAGTACTCGCCTGCGCCGACCGGAACCGGCTTCCTCGGCTGGTATTGCGAAACGCCTGCGAGCGGCAACGGCTCGATTGCCACCAGCCCCAAGCCCGGCTCCGATCACCAGCCGTGGCTCAGGAATAGCGACGGCACACCAACGCTCGATTGCGCGCCGACCGCTGCGGACGGCAGCTCGGGACACCTCGTTGCCGACCTGATGACGATGCCGTGCTGGGACGGCGTCAATCTCGACAGCCCCGATGGCCGTGGGCACATGATTAACAGCGTCATCGACAATGACACCGGCAAGGAAGTCTGCCCGATCGGCTGGTACAAGGTGCCGACCTTCCAAGCCAAGGTCGAGTTCTACCAGACCGGACAGAGCGACTATACCAACTGGTGGTTGTCGTCCGACCGGATGGGGACCGACAGCAGCAAATGGTTCCGCAATGGCGAGAGCATGCACTTCGACCTCATTCCGGCGTGGAGCTACGGGACGGTGGCCAGCCCCGGCGTGTTCCTGCGCTTCATGAACCATTGCGCCGGAGTGACGATCAAGCTGCAGGCAAGCGACACGCCGATGGTCGGCGACCCGAACGAGTGCAACTTCGCGACGATCACTTCGACCGAGGGATTGTGGGTCAACGAAGCGCCGCCTGCGGGCAATCCGGGTAGCCCGAACCCGGTGGTCAATCTCGGCCCTGATTTCACGAACAACCTCAATCGCTACATCAAGCCAGCGACGGGGCTTGGGGTCGATCAGGCCGTCCACAACCACCACTGACGATTCAACGCCGGAAGCGGCGGCGTAAGCACCGGGCATGGGCGTCGACAAGGTCGCGATCTGGAACCGGGCGCTGGGCCGTGTCTCTGGCGGCACCGTAGCCGACGAAAACGAACAGTCGATGGCGGCCAAATATTGCCGCCTCTTTTGGGACGAGATCGTCGGCAACATGCTGAGCGGCCCCGGCGACTGGTCCTACGCCAAGCAGCGCATCACGCTGTCGCTGGCCCCCACCAACGACCGCCCCAACGAATGGCTCTACGCCTATTCGACCCCGTCGAACATGGCCAAGGCGCTGCGCGTCATTCCCGATCTGACGTCGGCCGGGGTTCTGGTGCCGGTGCCGTTGCCCGGCAATCCCTATGCCGAGACGTGGGAGACGTTCCTCGACGAGATCGCCGCGCCCTATATCCTCGATGCCGGAATGATCTACTGCAACGCGCAGAACGCGGTGCTGGAGTACGAGATCAACGACCTGACCAACGTCAACGTGTCGCCGCTCGTCACACGCGCGCTTGCCGCCGAACTGGCGGCGATGCTCGCCGGATCGCCGGTCAAGAAGGATGCCGTGCTGGCCAAGGCGCTGGCGCAGGTCGCCGACCTCAACTGGCAGCAGGCCATCGCCGAAGACCGCAATCGCCAGCCCGAGAACTGGGGCAATTACGAGAGCGAGGCGATCCTCGCACGCCATGACGATCTCTGGAGCTGCTGATGCCCGGCTATCGCGCGGCGCTCCTTAACTTCACCAAGGGCGAGATCAGCCCCGAGGTCCGCGCCCGGTTCGATCTCAGCGCATATCAGGCCGCCGCCAAGCGCGCCTACAACGTCAAGATCAAGCGCACGGGCGGCCTTTACAAGCGACCCGGCACGCGCTTCGTCGCCGAGGCTCTCAGCTCGGCCTCGCATCCGATCCCGTTCCAGTTCAGCGACGATCAGGCATACATCTTGGAAATGGCCCAGCAGGTCATGCGCCCACTCGCGCTTGGCGGTGCCGTGCTGCAGGAAGGGCTCACCATCACCGCGATCTCGCAGGAGGTGAACGCGCTCGTCACGGCGGCCTTCCACGGCTACACCGTCAACCAGCAGGTCTATATCGCCGACACGCCGATGATCGAGATCAACGATCGGTTCCTGACCGTCGTCGCGGTGGTCGACGACAATAATTTCAGGGTCAATTTCGACAGCCGCAACGCAACCGCCTTCACCGTCGACGGAAGCGGCGGCATCGTCCGTACAGCGCCGCCAGCCGCGCCGACCCCACCGCCCGCGACACCGACGCCGACCCCGGCTCCGACGCCGCCTCCGGTCACTTCTGGCGGCGATGGCAGCTATGTCGGCGGCACCTATCGGGGAGGGGTGGGCGGAAGCCACACCGCGATCGACTGATGCCGGTCTATGGCGTTTACACGGCTGCGTCTCCGTTCAACGCGGTCGACTTGCCGGACACCGATTTCGAGCAGACGGCCGACGTCATCTATCTCGCGCATCTGGATCACAACCCGACCAAGATCATCCGTCACGACCATACCGACTGGGAATTTCAGGAGGTTCCGTTCGGGCCGACCATCGCTGCCCCAACCGGGATCGGCGGAACCGCGACGACCCCCAATACGGACAGCGCCAACAGCGGCAACGCCTATTTTCCGCAGCCCGCGACTTATCTCGTCACCGCGTTCGATCAGGATACCGGGCAGGAAAGCCGCCCTTCGGCGACGGTCGCGCTCACCAACGACCTGTCGCTCAAGCGTAACTACAATACGATCACATGGTCGGCGGTGACTGGGGCCAGCTCGTATCGCGTCTACAAGGCCAACAACCAGCAGTCCTACGGCTTTATCGGCGAGACCACGTCGCTGACCTTCCGCGACGACAATATCGGCCCCGACCTTTCGACCGGCATCCCGGTGGCGTTCAACCCATTCACTGGAGATGGCGACAAGCCGTCGACGGTCACCTTCCATGAGCAGCGGGCATGGTACGGACGGTCGCGCAACCGGCCTGACGGCCTGTGGGGGTCGCGCTCAGCCGACTATGAGAACATGGACTATTCGCGGCCCGGCCAAGCCGACGACCAGATCACGATCGGGCTCGTTGCCAACAAGGTCAATTCGGTCAACCATGTGCTGTCGAGCGAGCAGGGCCTGCTCGCGCTGACCAGCAACAACATTTTTGTCGTGCAGGGCGCGAACGACGACTACATCGCCGCGACCCCGCCGCCACGCGTCCGGCCCAAGGTGCGCCGGGGCGCGTCGCGGCTGCGCCCGATCACGATCGACGGAGTGGTGATCTACCAGACGCTGCGCAGCGAGATCAGGGTCGTCTCGCCCGATCCCAACCAGATCAACGACGGCTTGCGCACCGACGACATCACGATCTTCTCGCGCCACCTGTTCGAGGGCCGCACGGTGGTGTCGTGGGCCTATTCCGAAAAGCCGTCGAGCTGCGTCTACGCGGTCCTCGACAATGGCCAGTGCCTGTGCATGACATGGGACGAGGCGCAGCAGGTGTGGGGCTGGACCGTGCTGGAGACCGATGGCCAGTTCCTCAAGGTGGCGATCATCTTTGAGGAGAACGAGGACCGCGCCTACTTCCTCGTCAAGCGCACGATCAACGGTGCCGATCGATATTATTGGGAGCGCACCGCGACCGAGCTGTGGACCGATCAGGTCGACTGCTGCTTCCTCGACTGCGCCCGCTCGTGGATCAACGACACGCCGATCACGACCTTCGACCGCCTCGACTTCCTCGAAGGCAAGACGGTCTATGCGTGGGTCGACGGCAGCGTGGTCAAGACCGATCCTGCCGGTCAGCCGCTGGTCGTCACCAATGGCGGCGTGACCCTCGCGGTCGGCGGCCTGACGGTGACCATCGGCCTGCCGTTCACCGCCGAAATCGAGACCTTGCCGCTGGCGATCCAGACCGGCTCGGGGTGGAGCGTGGCCAAGCCGCAGGAAGCCGAGAAAGCGATCCTCCGGCTGGTCAACTCGCGCAACGTCAAGGCCGGGATCAACGCCGACAGCCTGTTCGAGATCAAGCAGCGCGAGGACGAGGATTTCAACGACCCGATCGCGCTGTTCACGGGCGACAAGGAGATCGAGCTGGATGGCGTCGCCGGAAGCGACGGCACGAGCGTCTTCATCCGGTCGGACGATCCGGTGCCGCTGCACGTCGCCGCCGTGCTGATCGAGCCGAAGTTCGGGAACATGAATTGAGGCAGGCGAAGCTCGTCCCGGCGAGTTTACTCCATGTCGGCCCGCTCGCCGCCAACATGCGCGCGATCGACCGGCGCGAGTGCGAGGCGCTGGGCAAGTCGCCCAAGCAGGCGCTGCGTCTGTCGCTGCGCACCGCGTTCCGCGCGATCACCGCGCTCGATCCCGACGACGGCAGGCCGTTGGCCATGTTCGGAGTGACCCCCGTCAGCCTCATGGCTGGGATCGGAACGCCGTGGTTCTTGGGCCGCGACGAGGTCTTCGACTATGGCCGCGACCTGATGGCGCGCGGGCCGGGGATCATCGCCGACTGGCAGCGCGATTTTTCGCTGATGGAGAACATGGTGTCGGTCGAGAACACCAAGGCGATTGCATTACTCAGGAAGTGGGGTGCCGAGGTCGGCGGCCCCACTTCCGTGCATGGTGGTGTCGTCTTCGTCCCGTTTCGCTTCGCGCGCTGACCGGCCGTTTCTCTCTCAATCCACGGATCGGTTGCGCAGCGCAACGCTTCGGGCGATTCAACGGTTCCCCTGCGCGGCCATAGCTCACAGAATGTGTCTGCCCTTGGCCGCCGCTGCTCCGCTCGCTATCGCTGCCGGTGTCGTCCAAGGCGCGGGCTCGCTCTATGCCGGGGCGGCGCAGAACGCGCAGGCCAAAGCCGACGCGATGGTCGCCAAGCAGAATGCCGCGCTGGAGGTCGAGGCCGCTCACGACAGCGTGCAGCAGGGCTACAACGAGAGCCGCGACTTCTGGCGCGACGTGTCGGCCACCAAGGGCCAGCAGGTTGCGGCGATGGCCGCCAATGGCATCGACCCCGGCTACGGCTCTGGCGCGCGGCTGCAGGACGATACGGCGATGGTCGCCGACGAGAAGGCCGACACGCTCTACAAGAATATCCAGCAGCGCACGCGTGGCCACTACATCAACGCCTCGAACTACGTCTATGAGGCCAAGGCCGCCCGTGCGCGCGGTCAGGCGGCCATGACCAGCGGCATCTTCGGCGCGATCACCTCGGTGTTGGGCGGCGCGACGCAGGCGGCCGGGATCAAGGCCAAGGGCGGCTGATGGCGACCGTCAAGACGTTCGAGAACGTCCCCAACGTCCAAGACGCGGGCACGACCGACGCCCGCTTCCGCACCGCCGATTTCGGTCAGGCGCAGATCGGCGAGGGCATCCAGAAGCTAGGGGCTGGGCTCAGCGAGACCGCCGCCAAGATGGATGAGGTCGCCGACGTGCAGGCGCGGATCGAAGCCAACCGGCTCGCGGTCCAACACTCGGACCTTGCTGCGCAGATCGGCAAGCGCGTCAAGCAGTCACTCGGCGAGGACGCCTACCCTGCCGCCGAACAGGGGATCACCGATCTCAAGAAGGGCACCGACGACATTCTCGCGCAGGCCAGCCCCCGCGCCAAGCTGCTTCTCCAGAATGAGCTTCACCAGCGCAACACGGTCGCTGGCGACGGCTTCCTCGACCACGGCTTCTCCGAGCAGAACAAGGCGCTGCTGACGTCGAGCGAGGCCAAGCGCAACGCACTGATCGACGCCGCCGTGGCCGAGCCCGACGAGCACAAGGCGCTGGCCATGCTCGCGCCGATCAACGATCTCAACGCGACGCTGGCCAAGCACTTCGGCTGGTCGCCGGACGTCATCGCCGAGCAGGAGCACAAGGACAGCTCGACGTTCTTCAAGCAGCGCGCCCTGCAGCTCGGCGTCGGCCCTGATGCCAGCGCGTCGGCAGTGATCGAATATGCGACCAAGCGTCGCAAGTACCTCACCGCCGAGGACTATTACTCGATCACCAGCGCCTACCAGCACGACGCGCTGGGCGAGCTTGCCGATCACATCATCGACGGCGCTCCGCTGCCGAGCGCGACCACGGCCGAGACGCCGAACAAGGACGGAGGGCCCCAGCGCCAGCTCGATCCGCGCGCGTTCTTCGACAGCTTCGTCGTGCCCCATGAGGGCTCGGCCTACACCGTCGACAGCAACGGCAAGGGCGTCAAGTACGGCATCAACGAAGGGTCGCACCCCGGCGTCGACGTCAAGAACCTGACCAAGGATCAGGCGTACCAGATTTTCAAGGCCGACTACTGGGATAAGAGCGGAGCCGACAAGCTCGCCCCGGCGCTCGCTGCGCTCCACGCCGACACCTACTACATGAACCCGAAAGAGGCCGGGAAACTGCTCAGGGAAAGCGGCGGCGATCCCGACAAGTATGCCGCGCTGCGCACCGCCTTCCTCAACTCGCTGGCGACCTCGAACCCGGCCAAGTACGCCAAGTACCAGAAGGCGTGGACGAACCGCACCAACGACCTCAAGTCGTTCGCCGATCGGCAGGGCACGGACGGCACGCCGCTCAATGTCTCGCCGGACGCCACGCTGTCGGCGACCAAGGACGCGATCATGGCGCGCACCGACATCGGCTCCGCGCTCAAGCACATGCTGATCGAGCGCATCGACCAGCGCCGCGCGTCGGCACGTCAGGATCAGGAGGTCGTCGAGCAGCAGGCGGCGGGCAAGCTGATGGTCTCGGCGGCGTCGCTCGGCGACAACTTTACCGACGTCAAGCAACTGCCGCAGGACGCATGGCTGGCGGCCAGCGACGAGACCCGCGCGCGGCTGATGGAGAGCGCGAAGAACAACAAGGAACAGAAGCCGCTCAACCCCAAGCTCGCGGCGCAGGTCGGCTTCCTGCAGACCTTCGCCCCACAGAAGCTCGCCGACCCGCATGTGCTGTCGTCGCTCGCCGCCAAGGGCGTGCCGCAAAAGATCATCGCCCAGCTCGCCGAGTTCGGCGGCAAGGCGCTCGGCCAGAACAAGCTCGACCAGATCGACCGGGGTACGCTCGAAGCTCTGGCCAAAGACCCGTTCAAGGCGGCGGGATTCGACTTCTGGTCGACCGAGGCCAACAAGAAGAAGAACCCGCAGGGCTTCGCCGCCGAGGAAAAGGACGAGGCCAACCGCCGCGTCATGCTGATGAACTTCCTCCAGACCGAGGCGGCTTCGTGGGCGCTCGCCAACCCGAACAAGAAGGCCGACGTCGGCACGATGCAGAAATGGATCGCGACCTCGCTGATCCGCGTCGGCCAGCAGGGCGCGGCGCGTCCGTTCGGCTCCTTGACCGATACTGAGGTCATCAACGCCTACGGCCAGAAGAACTATACCTCGACGGCCATGAAGCTGCGCGCCAACGGCATACAGCCGACCCCGGCCAATATCGCCACCTACCTGCGCCGCCTGTTCGCCAAATCGCACGGACTTCCCTGATGGCCGACGATCCGATCATTCGCGAGATGCTCGCCGAGCAGGCGTATGGCCCGATCACTTCGGCGGGCTACGAGAGCGCGGCGGAAAGCGCCAAGGCCAACGAGCTGGGTCACTCGCTCGGCATGGACCCCAATCTGGTGCAGACCGCGCTGCCGGACATGATGCGCGAGGACGTCACGCGCCGCCGCGTCCAGCAGGCGCAGGACAGCGCCGCCTACGCCAAGATCATCTCCAACTGGCGCTTCTCGAAGGCGGCGATCGAGGACGACAACCTGCCGGGCGTCGCCAACAAGATCGACGACCATGTGACCCAGCTGTCGTGGGAGCACCCGCTGACTTCGGCATGGAACATCGCCAAGTTCCTTGGTGGCAATCTGGCTGCGGGTACGGTGAACCTGCTTGGTACACCGAGCGGGCTTGCCAACGAGGCGGGTGAGCTTGCGCCGGACAGGTTCTCGCCGGGCGGCCTCATCAACACGTTCCAGATGCTCGGCCCGAGCTTCGGCGCAGTGGCCTCACTGGTCCCGCCGCTAGCCGTCAGCCACAAGCCGCTGCAGCAGTCCGAGCAGGCGCTCACTCCCAACCCGACGTCGAGCTGGCTGACCAACGCCATCGGCTCGGGCGTCTATTCAGCACCGTCGACCGTCGCCGCGCTGGGTGCCGCCGCGCTCGGCCAGCCCGAGATCGGTGCCTCGATCATGGCCGGGCAGACCAACGTCCAGAGCTACGACAGCGGACGCCAGAACAATCTCACGCCGGGGCAAGCAGCGATCTATGGCGCGACCGACGCGGCAATCGAAGCGGCGACCGAAATCGGTCCCGAGCGCGCGTTCGCACGGCTGTCGCACGGTGTCGGCGGATCGCTCGGCAAGCGCGTCGCGGAGTTCCTCGGCAAGGAGATCGGTGGCGAGATGGCGGCCACGGCCGGACAGAGCTTCGACCAGTGGTACTGGATCGACCGCCAGAAGGGACAGACGTTCGATCAGTACCTGAAGACGCTGCCCGATCAGGAGGCGCAGACCGTGGTCGCGGTGCTCGCCACGATCGGGCTCACCGGCCCGCTCGGGCACGTCGTCGGCAAGACGATCCAACGTCACCTCGACGCGCAGACCGTGCGCAACGTCGACCAGATCATGGAGGCGGCGGCGGGCTCGACCTCGCGCACCTCGAACCCGACCGACTTCGCGCTGGCGCTCAATCAGGTGTTGGAGGACACCCCGGCCGAGCATCTCTACGTCCCGGCCGATCAGGTCGCCAAGATGTTCGCTGGCGAGGACGCGCCGAAGATCGAGGACGATCCGTTCTGGAGCAAGTACCAGAACGACGTTCAGGAAGGCGCGGCGCTTGGGCACGACATCGTTGTTCCGCTCGCCGACGCCGCGACGCATCTCGCCGGGACGCCGCAGTGGGACGCGATCAGGGACTTCGTCCGCACCAGCCCCAAGGGCATGTCGATCGCCGAGGCCAAGGACAAGGCAACGCCGCAGGAGCTGGATGCCATTGCCGCGCGCATGGGCGACCTCGTCGAGAACGCGCTGCCCCGCGCCCAGCAGGCGCAAGCGCTGCAGATCGCGCAGGACTGGGCGCAGCAGGGCGGCTACACGGGCGATCAGGCCGAGGCCATCAACCGCATGCTCGCGGCCAACCTCTACACCGTCTACCGCAGCGAGATGGCCAAGCAGGCGTCGACGGGCCAGCCGGTCACGCCGATCGCCGACTTCGCCGCCCAATACCTGCCGACCATTGAGAAGCAGACGCAAGCCCAGTACGATCGAGCAACCAAGATCGGGACGCTGGAGCAGAAGAATGTTCCATTGGACAGTCTCAGTGACGGCGAAAAAGAGGACGTGGCTTCGTTCATCGCCGACCAAATGGGTGAAGACCTAGCGCATACCCACAACCTCATGTTCGGCGGTGGCGGTTATGGCCTAAAAGTCCCCGAGGTCTCACTTAATCCGTCCGAGATTGAAACAAGCAAGGCGACTAGTCCTGCCGCTGTTGCCAGTTACGCAAAACTAAGCGGGGCCGCAGCTCCGCGAGTTCTCGTCGAAAAGGTCGATGGCAAATGGCGCTTGATTGAGGGAGGCCATCGCCTTGCCGCAGCTAAGCAGCGCGGCGATAATGCGGTGAGGGCGCTCGACATGACTGGGATGCGCGGCGACTGGGCCGCGTGGTTCGATGGCAATGATAACGCCGTGCCGGGCGCAAGGAGTGAGTATGACCAATCAGCGCAAGGAGCTGGCGGCGACAATGCCGCAGCGGGATCAGTACAGCAGCCAAGCCGATTTCGAGGAAGCCCTGAGCTACTGGCAGCAGCGTCAGGGCAGGAGCTTGGCCCTGACCAGCCGCTCACCGGCCAGCCCCAAAGTTTAAACGTCCCCGGTCGCGGGCAAGTCCCGGTCACGCCGCACGCCCCGGCGCGGCAGGCGGCGACCAGCTACATGCGCAACGCCGGGCTCGTCTACCAGCCTGCCACGAGCTACGCCAAGGTCGACGTCGAGCGCGCGACGCGCATCGCCAATGCGTTCGACGAGATGAAGCACGCTCCGGACGATCCCGAGGTGTCGGCCGCCTATCAGGCGATGATCTCCGAGACGCTGCGCCAGTTCGACGAGATCAGGAAGACCGGACTCCGCGTCGAGTTCATCGAGGACGGGCAGGAAGACCCCTACGCCGCCAGCCCGCGTCTCGCGATCCTCGACGTTCAGGAGAACAACCACCTGTGGGTCTTTCCGACCACGGGCGGCTTCGGGCAGGGTGAGGTCGACAAGTCTCCGATGCTCGAAGGCACCGGCATCGTCATCGACGGCCGCCACCTCGTCGCCAACGACGTCTTCCGCATCGTCCACGACTACTTCGGCCACATCAAGGATGGCCACGGCTTCCGCGCCGAGGGCGAGGAAAATGCGTGGCAGAGCCATGCCGCGATGTACACGCCGCTCGCGCGCCGCGCGATGACCACCGAGACGCGCGGGCAGAACTCGTGGCTCAACTACGGGCCCCACGGCGAGACCAACCGCTCGGCGTCGTCGGCCGAGACCGTCTTCGCTCCGCAGAAGGTCGGGCTCATGCCCGAGTGGACGTCGGAGGAGGGAATGCTCGCGGGGCCACTCTCTGGTACAAGGCAGACCTATGACCAAGTTGTCGAAGCGCGACCAATCTTTTCTGAACCATACGATCTCGGTCGCTATGGGAACGGAACCGAACTTACCCGACCCCCTGTCGGCGAAGACGGCCAAGTCCAGCTCGAACACTTCAGCCAAGAAGGCGACCTCGCGGTAACCGACCCCGAGCAGTGGGGCCGGGGCAAGTCGTTCTACAGCCGCGAGGAGCGCGCCTACATGCGCAACGCGCCGCCGAGGACGTACTTCGGGATCGCGACCAACCAGCCGGGCGGCTACAAGCTGGAGTTCCAAGGGCGCTCGGCCTACCGCGCCAAGCTGCCGATCGAGCGCCTCTACGACGCCGTCTCGAACGACGCCGACCTGTGGCAGCGCGGCCAGTACGCCGACAGTGAGTGGGCGATCAAGAACGCCGGGTACGCTGGCTACTGGGTCAAGCATCCGCAGCTCGGGCTGGTCGCCACGGTGTTCGAGCCGGTCGAGGTCGAGAGCCTCGATCCCAAGCCGCTAACGCTCGATCAGGCGTTGGAGCCGTCCGGCTTCGAGCGCGTCGCACCGTTCCTCTCCGATGAGGAAAAGGCGAGGATGCGTGAGGCGTCGAAGCAGAAATTGCTCGACATCATCGACACGCTGCCGAGCGCCAAGGAGATGGCCGCCGTGGCACACGCGGGCCGCGCCAAGAAAGGCTGGTATCAGCGCTCGGCGCGGGCGATCGTCGACGTTTTCGGCATCGAGGACGCGCCGCGCTTCGCCGCGCTGCTCGCCGCTTTGTCGCCGCAGTCGCCGGTCGAGCTAAACTTCTACAATGCGGTCAAGGTCTGGACCCACTGGAACAATGCCGGGCGGCCGACCGATCGCGCCACGATCCTCCAGCTGATGGGCGAAGCGATCGCGGGCAACAAGGGTACGGGCTCGATCCTCAATGCGTGGATCAACAACAGCTTCGCCGCGCTCACCGATCCCGAACCGGCCACGCTCAAGCTCAGCGGCCCCAAGGTCAACAGCTTCTTCGCCAACCTCGTCGGCGTCACCGATGAAGTGACCAACGACAGCTGGATGGCCCGCTACATGGGCCGTGACTACGTCACCACTGGTGGGCGGCCGGACAAGGATCACACCTACAAAGCGATGAGCGCGGTCACCCGCGAGGCGGCGCGCATCCTCACCGAGCAGACCGGGCAGGACTGGACCCCGATGGAGGTGCAGGAGACCGTCTGGAGCTTCGCCAAGACGCTCTATGAAATGCGCGATCTCGCGGGCGAGGATCGCACCATGAATGAGCTGCTCGAAGCGGGCGGCATCACGCATCAGGACATTGCCGCGACGCCGGACTTCGCGGTACTCTTCACCGACAATCTCTTCCGGCGCATCCTAGAGGAAGGCGGATATGGTCAACAGGTCGCAGACCTCGCAAGCTCTGGACGAGCTGTTCACGTCAATGGAGACGAGAGCGCCGTTACGCAAAGCGAAGGATCAGGCTTTGCTCCAGACGATTTTAAAGCCTTCCTCGGCCAAGCCGCCGACCGGCTCGAAAGCGTCCGAGACCGCCGCCGCGCCAACGCCGAAGCCCGCAGGCAAGACGCCCGCCAGCTCAGTCTGACGCTCAATCAGGACGTCTCCCCGAGCGAGGAGGTGTTCTACTCGAACGCCACACGCGCCGTCGAG